TAGCGGTGTCGTGACAGGAATCTTAAGCGATTGCGTGACCGCGCGCCGTGCTGCCTCTATAGTGGCAACAAGATCCTTACGGAAGCGCAGCAATACCGCCGTGCCAGCACGACTATCAACGCCCAACTCAAACAGCAATCTAAGAGGATCAGCCATCTACTTTGCGTAATTCCTCATGATGTCCTGCCGAGTCATTGTCTGTTTGCGTCCATTAGCAGATGATGCCTTTGGCGTCTTCGTAGGACTCTCTTTAAGCTCAACCCCCCATAGTGCCGCTAAAAACTTCCGTTGCGCTTCGTCTCGCTCAAGGTCGAACTTGAGACGTGCCTGGTCCAGTTCAACGTCAAAGCGTTGCAGCACCGCCGCACAGGCAAGGTCAAAGTTAAGCGCTCGCGGGTTGTCCCTCAGCAACGTCGACGGCCGCTGTCCGAAGTGTCTTGCGGCGAGACTGAGAAGCAGATGCTCTTCGGGTCTTTCTGTTACGAAATTTCTTCATGCCGTCATTCCCTTCCTGTCCCGAAATCCATTGGAACATAAAGAGAAAGTCAGTCTTGTGGACGCGCGCAACGGCACGGTTATCCTTCCCGAGGAAGCAGACACGACCAGCTATATCTTGCCCGATCTTTGGCTCCAAGCAGTTCTCGACAACCATCTGACGGAAGAATATGAGCGCCTTCGCGTTTTGCTCGTCTTCTTCTGGTGTCGTCTCCCTTGCGGGCTTCTCGCTGTCCTCACCCGCGTCAGAGTCAGCCACGCCCCGTGCGGCGCTAACTAAACTGAGGGGTAGACCGCCTGTTAGGGCCTCGCCTTCCATGTCCGTTCGTCTGAGACGAACAACGATGCCTGTTTTTGGCAGTTTCACGAGTTCGCCCGGGTCAATAGCCTCGGCTTCAAAGACCGCGTTCGTCTTCTCTGCGATCTGTTCTGGGCTGGTAACTTTCAATTGTTCGGTCATTGCTTCTCTCCCTCAAAAAAATGTGCCGCCAAGCAAACCCCGCATTTAGCGAAGCGCCGACGGCACTAGTTTTGGCAACTAAAAAGGTTAAAGGTTTACGACAAGTCTTCGGCTCTCACAATTGCATAAGTCCTGTCACCTGCTGTGCGGCCTGACACCGCGCGACCTGTAAGCGTCACCGTGGCCGCTGAATCCTTGGTGCGTCCAATGCCAATGGTCAACCCGCCCCGGTTAAGGCAACGATAAAGCATGACCCACCAGACCACATCGGCATCGTCATCGTCGGGCCACACCAGCGCGGCGCAAAAGTAGTCAAAGGTTTGGAGTCCACCGCCTGTTACCTTCTCAATTTGCGTTGGCGTGCCTGTTGGGGCCGTGCGCACAGAACCGGGCAAAAGCGTCTGTAGCTTGGATAGGTTCCTGACCTGCCGCATCGCGCCTGAAATGGTGGCCTCGTTCGCCGTGATGAAGTCGGAGATGGCATCCTCTTCCTCATCGACGCGAATCTCATCGAACGTTGGCGAAGTGGCAAACTCCCATCCCTCATTCGTATAACCAACTGAGATACCGCTAGGATTAGCAGTGGAGTCTGGGTTGCCGGTCGCGAAGTCAATCGCCATCACGGCATCGACGGCCGGACTGGCGAGTTTGATGAATAACTGCCCAAACCCTCGGTGGAGTTCGCCTATTGCCCAACCATCAGCTACGCCTGCCATTAGGTGTTCTCCTTCGCGGCTTCAACTTCCGCATCTGCAAGAATCTTCTTCACTTTGTCAATGCGTGCCTGAAACTTCACGCGTACCTTCTCGTACGCTTCTTCAGTCTCAACAAAGTCGCCCATCTCGTTTTTCAGACGCGCACGGAACCACTTCGGGTCAAGCGTGGCGAGAGACAAGTCGGGCTTACCAGGTTGCACGCCGCCAAACCCAGCCACGGCAATGTCGTTGTACAAGCGCGAGCCTTTGCGCTCACCAAACTCCGCACGCAGCCCTTCCCAAGTCGCGGCCTTGCGTTCGCCGGTGTCGGGATCGACGCCGGGGAAGGCTTTGCCCTCGGCACTAAAGCCTGCTTCGCGCTTGGCGGCTTTTCTGGCTATAGGAATTTTAGTCTCGTCTGTCGCCATTTAGGTTTTCTCCCTCAATCCGGTAAACGTGATAATCAAGCTGCCGTTTTGCTTGTAAGTGCTCTTGCTCTCGTTAAAGAACTGCGCGTAATCGTGATCGATGTCCCAAGTGGGATTCTGCCTCGCAGGAAAGCCGCTAAACAGGTTCGTCGGCTCCGCACGCTCAATGATGATATGCGCAGCTTGTACTCTCTTCATGACTGAATCGGCCAGGCTGTCAGGGTCTGCACCAATATCCTCAATTAGAATTTCCAGAACATGATCCTCGTCTATTATTGGTTCCCCGTTACCCTTGCTCGTTCCCGTCCTTCGAGGTATCACGCTGCAAGCCGGAAACAGCGTGTTAATCCATCGACTTCTGCGCCACTTCTGGTACGGCGGCATCGGCTCATCATCGTTTACCTCTGCGTGAACAGCCGTTTCACCCGCCTGCAATACTGCGATTAAGTTGTCAATCAGTGGCCGGATGAATTGCTGTGTTATCGCGCTATCCCACGGCCCGTTTTCTGCCATCAACTTACCTTGTCAACGCTGAAATTCCACTCATTTCGCAATCGGGCGTTGTAGACATAGCCACGAATGCGGTAATCAGGGTCGCCGCCTAGTAGCATCCTAATCGCGACTCGACGGTCAGCCTTCATAGTCGCAAGACCCATAATTTCACCCTGTGCCATCTCACGCTCACGAACACGCCAATATGGATGTGGCTCACCTTTCGGCAACGTAAGTTCAAAGAGCATTCCCGCAAGCTGATCGTCAGCCTTAAACAGGATTGGAGATACATCGCGGTCGCCTTCTTCGGCGTATACGGCACCCATCTCCTGAATGAATCTATTAACCGCGTCGTTCATCAAAGCACTCTGAATCCAAGTCCACGTACAATGCCGGCATAATTCTCTTCAATCACTTCCAGGTGTTCGCGCCCCTCGGCGTCAGTTACGACAATAACCTCGCGCTTCGGCAAGCGCCCTCGCCCCTCATGATGCCAGCGTGCTTTGGGATCACTTGAGCCCACCCTCAAACTATCCGCGCCTTCCTCGCGAATATAGTTTGGCGCACCTTCCTCTGTTAAAGAGCGATACATCCGCGTTGAAAACTGAAGGACAGGCCGAACACCAACTTCTTCGACCTTTCGCAGTTGATACTCATCATTAAGAGGTTCCCATCCACCTGCACCTTCCGTGTCCATGTAGCGGCGCTGGTGGTCAAGCCTGACGTTAACATTGCCTTGCCAGCCACGTTCCCGCTGATCCCTGACTACTTCAATGAGCTTATCAATTGCCCCAAAAAGCCTGCGTACACTTGCCTGGTTAAAACCCGACATCTGTCCTTCCAAAAACTGGTGCTGATTTAGCTTGCCAATCCTGCCACACGCCCGTTGATGAATCCATTGGCTCGACTAGTTGTAGGGTCAGTTGCGAGCGCCCTGTTACAGCATCAACTATCACCGTTGCGCCTACTATCGCCGGACTGCCCCATGCAAACCTGACTTGGTAAGCCGCACCTTCCACATCGCCAGCGCCACCTTTAAGCCTGCATCGCTGATTGCGGTACTCAACTGCGCCTACTATCAGGCGACAAGTGTCAGGGAGCACATCGCTGGCAACTTCCATTGCTATCGCTTGCCTGACTTCATCAATCGCTTGCCCGACTTCGTTGCGCATGGTTAGTTAGCTAAAATTCTGGCCTACCTCCAGTTCGATCAACTCCATTGTTGGTGCGTCCAAGTCATAGACGACAAACGGGTAACCAAGCAATTGACGCACGCGGTAGAAAATCGCTGCACGCTTGCGCTCATTGTCAAAGTCAACGCCATCACCCTTGAACCTGATGTACGAGTTGCGAATTGCTTCCCATGCGTCAATATCGTCCGCCAGCATTGACTCCTGTGCAGGGTTCAAAGAACTGGTTGCCGTAACAACTGACGCGTATGACTCCCGCACAATCTCTGCGGTTAGCGTAAGTTGGTCACTTTGTAGCGCCATGCTTCACGGGTTTCTTGGTCACCGCCTTATCAGCCATCTCGGACTGAGTTGTTGATTGCAACACCTGATTGAGCAATCCGTTGATGCTCTCAACCCGCTGGATCTCGGCTAGTTCACCGTCGCGGTTAGTAGTCCGCACGTTTGGTGCCCCGATACTGAACCGCCCAGCTAGCAAGCCTGATAGCCGCGACAACTCAGCAAGCGCCTGTGCGCGACGTACAATTTTGTGTTCCTTGCTTGCCATGCGCTACTTAGACAGTTCACCTAGAAGGCTAATTGCGTCATCACATGATTCAGCGCGACGCCTACATAGTTCAGACTGTTCCGTGTTTCCCTCCGCTTCATGGATAGGCGCATTTGCTATCGCAATCTCCCTTACAATTTCCAATTCAGCTATAGCGTAACTTAAGTTTGGCATAGCAATCTTTCTCCTCAGGTCAGAACTGAATCACTGTTGCGCGTACCGTAACGGCAGCAGGGTCGCTGAGCGCCGTAGTCGCATTAGTCAGGTTACAGCGCTTAACTGTAACAGTGTTGGTTGCAGACACAAATCCCTGAATCGTTGCGTACTCAGTCGTGGCCCATGCTGCGGCTGGAACGCCAAGGGCAACCGAGTCTCCATTAGCCGCGCCTGTAACAGTGATGTTAAAAGTCTCGCAGGTTCCCGCAGCGAGCGCAGTAAAGTCCACTGAGCCTGTGCCGGTTAAGACCTTAGCAATCGCAGCACCGCCACCAATGCTAAGCGTCGAGCTAACTGCTGCCGTGCCTGTAACGGTCGTGTTGCCGGTGATAGCAGTAGTACCGGCGATGGTCGTGTTGCCACGCAACGCAATGGTCTTATCAGCACGCGACTGAATAACCACTGCGCCAAGGCGGGAGATGGAAATCAGTCCCCCGCCAAGACGCATGGTTTGCTGCGCTATGACAACAACGGGAAGCGCGAGAACCAGCAAGCTGATGATTAGTTTTCTTTTCATTGTGTATCAGCCTTCTACGCTACGGCATCGGCACTTCGTAATTAGTCGGGACATCATATGACGCGTCACCAATCTCCATCACGTCCGCACCTACGCGGTTCCAGATCCCGAAGCCGGCATCACGCTTGAACTGAGTCTCAAAGTAGGGATAGTCGTTCCGCTCGCCAGCACGACGGAAGCCCCGCAAGCGGTCAACCTCGTACTCGCGCATCGCCACTGGACGTTCGCCGCCTTCGATGATTGAGACAATGTAGTTATCAGGAATGCGCGGCCAGTCAACGATCCAAACCCGGTTTGTGTAGCCAATGGGCTCACCGGGAGTGCCTGCGGGGAGTGTGCCGACCAGTTCTTCGGTATTAGCCGCAGCACGGATGTTAGGGTCAGGTGGCTCAAAGAACGAACTCAGTCCCTGGATGTCAGCAACAAGGTTAGAGGCGACAAACGATATCACCTGTCCGCTACTACCCATTGGTCGCGTTAGCCGCGTGTAGATACCGGGAAACGGGTTAGTCAAGTCTTCAATGGCAGCCGCTTGACCTGTGTTGTGATCCGCTGTGGCAGATGAGCCGTTGCGCCCTAAATAGGTCTGTGCGTCACCATTAGCAAGCGGCTTGATAGTCAGGTCGCCGTGACGTTCATCAGGGTAAGTCCAGTCAGCCACAGCAAACAGCGTTGCCAGTATATGGTCCAACACCCAATTCTTGTCAGCCATCGTCATAGTGCTGGTAATTTCAGCCACGTCGCCAACGGTTTCCAGAATGCGAGTCGTGTCAGTTGCGCCTTCGGCCAGCCCAGCCGCTTGCAGCGGAAATCCGACGTCATACTGCGCCCCAACGCGGATCTTCCGCGCGCGTCCATGCTCGTCCAATGGCTGGAGTCGTACCTCAGTCGGCGTCTTGTAGCGTAGTTTGAATTCCGTGGTGCGCCTCACAAACACATCCGAAACGCGATTCATTTCCTCATTGTGGAAGGCGACGGTCTCCTCAATAGCTGTATTGATAACCGTAATCAGTTGCTCATTGATGGTGTCGTCAACCTGGTCGCGAAGATCGCGGAAGCCATAAGGGATAATGTTAGGCATTAGGCGCTTACCTCCCCGGCGTAATCAATGCGAAGCAGCTTGTCAGGCACGCCACCAATCAGGTGCGAGTGGACCGCAATCACGCGTCCAACTACGCCGCCGGCCGTACCGGCCGCATCGGCAATTCCTCCCGCCGTATCAGAAAGAAAGACCTGCTCATTGTAGTCCTGGTCATCCAGATTGAAGCCTTCGATCACGCCACGTCGGATTGCGGTAACAGGGAGTCCGGCTGGAACAGTCTTGACGGCCATCCCATAGGCATCGGCGGTTCCTGCCGCTGAGGCGTCTGCCAAAATCCAGCGGCCCGTAGTGGCGTCTTCCTTAACGCTTTGGCCCGCCGCTACGGCCACGCCCGCAGGTTTCGTGTCCTGTTCAAGCGACTCCTCCACCCGCAATTGGCCTGCGGTTACTAAAACCACGTCTGCCATGTGAATTGTCTCCTATTCTCGGTAGGC